GACTGTCGGGCCTTTCTGCCAGCCAATGCGATGATGCGCTGAGATACTAGCGAAGTCTGCGATATCCCCATTGAGAATGACAATCTTTGGTTTCAGATACTTTACAAATTCAACAAACCCGCGGTGAGCTGTCGTAACGTATTCTGGGTTGTAGTGGCAATCGGAGCCAACTAGGATTGTGCCATTGTCAATAGTGATGTTGGCTTGCATCTGCTCATCGGGAATGTAAATCTTAGGCATCCCATTAGGTTTTAAAGCATCCAAAACAATGCCATGTGTATCTTCTATTGTTCTACGTCTTTTTAACGTATTGCGGGTGCTAAGTCCTATAGCCTTGCCAACTTTATCAGGCGATTGATGCTCTCGCCAGATGGTTATAAACTCTTCATCGGTACACACTTTTTTAGCCATGACATACCTTATAATGGTAAAGTTAGCTAATATTAACTGAAAAGCGTTAAAAATCAATGGCTAGAACAAAAGAGATGTCAAGCAAGCAGATACCATCAACTGGTATCAGTCTCGATTTTTCCAAGTCTCCAGAGGTTTATAAGTTCTTAACAAGCAATGCGTTTGTGCGTGGGATGATGGGGCCAGTAGGATCGGGCAAGTCCTATGCGTGTGCTGCCGAGGTGTTCATTCGGGCAATTCAGCAAAAGCCCTCCCCTATCGATGGTGTCCGATATACCCGTTTTGTCATTGTACGCAATAGCTACCCCGAACTCAAGACAACAACAATAAAGACTTGGCAAGACCTATTCCCAGAGAATACCTTTGGGCCAATGCTCTATACACCACCGATTACTCACCACATCCGACTACCGGCTAGAGACGATGCCGCTGGTATCGATTGCGAGGTAATCTTCTTAGCGCTTGACCAGCCCAAGGATGTCAGAAAGCTACTATCCCTAGAACTAACAGGGGCATGGGTTAACGAGGCACGAGAGTTGCCCAAGGCTGTAATCGATGGCCTTACCCACCGAGTAGGTAGATACCCTACTAAGCGAGATGGTGGCGCTAGTTGGCATGGCATCTGGATGGATACCAACCCTATGGATGATGACCATTGGTGGTTTAGGATGGCCGAGAAAGAAAAGATGACAGGCCCATACGCTTGGAAGTTTTACAAGCAGCCTGGCGGTGTTATTGAGGTTGCAAAAGATGACCTCCCAGAGAACCCAGAGGCCAATGACTGTATCTTCTCAGCGGGTAAGTGGTGGCAACTAAACAAGAAGGCTGAAAACGTAGCCAATCTACCGGCTGGCTACTATCAGCAGATGCTCTTAGGTAAGAACATTGATTGGATTCGATGTTATGCCGAAGGCAAATATACCTACGTCCAAGAGGGTAGATCGGTTTGGCATGAATATGACGATAACCTCATGTCTGGAGAGACTATTTTAGACAACTCTGTGCCGATTCAGATCGGTCTTGACTTTGGTTTAACCCCAGCTGCGGTGATTGGGCAGAGGTTACCTAGCGGTAGGTGGCAAGTGATTGATGAGATTGTTACCTTTGACATGGGCTTGGAGCGCTTTGGCCACCAGCTCATTGCTGAAATCAACGCAAAGTATCCAGGTATGCAAGTGTTGGTATGGGGCGATCCAGCTGGTATGGCGCGGGATGCCATCTATGAGGTAACAGCTTTTGACTTCCTCAGAACTTTAGGTCTCAAGGCACAGCCAACACCCTCGAATGATTTTAAAGTTCGTAGAGAGTCAGCTGCCGCGCCCATGCAACGCTTAATTAACGGCAAGCCGGGGCTGATAGTTGACACTAAGTGCAAGCTATTGCGTAAGTCTTTGGCTGGTGGATACCATTTCAAGCGAGTATCGGTAGGCTCTGGTCAGGAGCGGTTTAGGGATACCCCAAACAAAAACGAACACTCCCACGTTGGTGATGCCTTTGGATATCTCTTGCTAGGTGGAGGTGAATACAAGCGCATGACCCGCCCAGGAGATGTCTCATCAAGAACATATGTAGCCCAGACTGTGGCCAATAGCGACTTTGATATCTTTGCAAGATGAAAGTAACCATACCTTATGAGGTATTGAATGAGGAGATGCATCCCAAGAGAGGGGTGTTCTATCTACCATTCGTGATTGACCACTTTGACCAGCTCGATACTACCCAGCCAGAGTTGTTAGCGGTAGCTAGGGGCTATGACCTTAGATCCATGATACATAGCCAAGCAACACTCGGCACAGCGGTTACTGCGTTCTATCGCAATAAACCGGTAGCCATCTTTGGGGTTGTTTTGTTTTGGGGTGGAGTTGGCGAGATGTGGAGCATCTTTGATAATCAGGCTAGAGAACACCCAACATCTATGCTTAGATGTGGCAGAACCTTTGTAGATATCGCAATCCGATATCTCCACTTGCACAGACTGCAAATAACTGTTAGAACTGACGATATTCGGGCAATACGTTATGCGAAAGCATTAAGGTTTGAGACCGAAGCGATTTTAAGGATGTATGGCCCTGACAAGGTGGATTACTTACTAATGACGAGGTATTAAATGGGTGGATTATTTGGTGGATCTCCAGATACTAGTGGCGCTCAACGAGCAGCTGATGAGACTAAAGAAGAAACGGCTCGCATTCGGGCGCAAGCTGAAGAAGAAAAGCGCGAACTAGCCGAGCAAAACGCAGCTCGTGCTAAAGCACGATTACGAGGTGGTAGCCGAATGTTGTTATCGGATACACGTTTAACCCCAGAGACAGGCATCCAAAAACTTGGCTCTAACGATATGAAAGTGAGCTAATCATGGGTGGAATATTTCCAGGTGTGTTCGGTGGCGGTGGTGGTGGCGGTGGTAGTCCAAAGGCTCCAGAGCCTGAGAAAATACCAGAACCAGTTGCTGGTGTTGAGAAAGCAACACAAGCACAAGAAGAGGCTGGTGCAAAGATGCGTGGCGCAAGACGTAGAGGCCGTCAGCTCTTGTCGGATGCACGTTTAAATCCAGAGATGGGGATGAAAGAAACCCTCGGCTCTAACCAAAGCCTATAAAGGACAATCATGCCAGATACAGATAAGATGCAAGCCAAAGTTGCCAAAGTAATGCGTGAGTATTCCAAAGGTAAACTCAAGTCAAGCTCCGGTCAGAAAGTAAAAACACCAGCTCAGGCAAAAGCAATTGCAATGTCTGAAGGCCGTAAAGCGGGAGGGTATTAATATGAAAGCTGGCCTCTATGCCAATATCCATAAAAAACGTGAGCGGATCGAGGCGGGATCTAAGGAGAAGATGCGTAAGCCTGGTTCTCCTGGCGCACCAACTGATGCTGCATTTGTTAAAGCCGCTAAGACTGCAATGAAGCCTAAGAAGAAATAATGCCGATTACAGTTGAGCGTGAGTCACTCTCTACAAAGTCTCGTCATGTATCACCTAGCTATGTTGATAAAGACAACGTACAGACTCTTGCGAGTTCGGATAGACCATTCCCAACTGTTGATGTAAACCATCTGCGGTTGCATGAGGGTCGTGCGTATTACGTTTACAAGATGTTTCCATACTCTGCTGGGTTAGGTGCTGGCGCAAGCATTGACATAGCAATTGCGTGGCCAGCGGATTACTTTGCTCATGCTGTTTTTGATTATGGTGGATCAGGAGAGGCTGAGTTTTTTGCATACGAGTCACCAACCACGAGCGGTGGCACATCAATGACAGTCCACAGACGTAATAGAGTTATTACGACTGCAAGCGCAGCTGCTGCCGTACTAGCGCCAACTGTTACAGCAACAGGCACAGAAATATTAGCGGAGTTTGTGCCAGCCAACAAACAAGGTGGTGGAGGTCAGCTGTTTACATTTGAATTTATTTTAAAGCCATTAACTACTTATTTATTTCGTTTTACCAATGTTAACGCTCAAGCACACGCAGCACACCTAATGATTGAGTGGTACGAATGACACTTAAAAAACATCAGAATCCAAGCGGTGGGCTAAACGAGGCTGGCCGTAAACACTTTGAGCGCAAAGAGGGTGGCAACTTGCAGTCACCAGTTAAGGCTGGAACCAATCCACGCAGAGTATCTTTTGCTGCTCGCTTTGGTGGTATGGCTGGGCCACTAGTAGATGAGAAAGGCAGACCAACTCGCTTAAAGAAAGCGTTGCAAGCGTGGGGATTCGGTAGCAAAGAGGCAGCTCGTAACTTTGCAAATAGACACAAAAAGGATTGATATGGCTGAAATGATGAGATTAAAACCAGAGGACATCCTCAAGCGCCACGACATAGCGTTGCGTAAGAAAGAGGATTTTAGAGACCTATACGATGAGGCATATGAGTTTGCTCTGCCACAGCGTAACCTTTATGACGGCTACTATGATGGTAAGGTTGGCGGTGCTAAGAAGATGAATCGTGTGTTTGATGCTACTGCTATTAATTCAACTCAGCGCTTTGCTAATCGTCTACAGTCAGGAATATTCCCGCCACAGCGCAAATGGTGCAGATTAGAAACTGGCCCAGATATTCCAGAAGACCGCAAGGCAGAGGCATCCGCAGCGCTTGATATCTATGCAGACAAGATGTTTGCAACTCTCAAGCAGTCTAACTTTGACATTGCGATGGGTGAGTTCTTGCTTGACCTAGCAGTTGGTACGGCTGTAATGATGGTTCAGCCTGGTGACGATACTAGCCCAATCAACTTCATTCCTGTGCCACAGTTCTTGGTTGCCTTTGAAGAGGGCGCTAATGGTCAGGTAGACAATGTATACAGACGTATGCGTATTAAGGGCGAGGCTATTATCCAACAATGGAGAGATGCCGAGATTCCTACAGACTTACAACAAAAGATTGACCAAAAGCCAACCGAAGACTTTGAGTTGATTGAGGCTACAGTATTTGATCCAAAGCGTGGAGACTTCTGCTATCACGTTATCCACAAAGAGTCCAAGCAAGAGCTAGTCTATCGCAGACTCAAGAAGAGTCCTTGGGTAGTCAGTCGCTACATGAAGGTAGCTGGTGAGATATATGGCAGAGGCCCATTGATTACTGCGTTGCCAGACATCAAGACATTAAATAAAACACTAGAGCTAGTATTAAAGAATGCATCTTTAGCTATATCCGGTGTATATACAGCAGCTGATGATGGAGTTCTTAATCCAGCAACAGTCAAGATTGTGCCTGGCGCAATCATTCCTGTAGCTCGTAATGGTGGCCCACAAGGTGAATCACTCAAGCCATTGCCACGAGCTGGTGACTTTAACGTAGCTCAAATTATCATGGGTGATTTGCGTGGAAACATTAAACGCATACTGCTAGATGAGAGTTTGCCTCCGGATAATATGTCTGCTCGCTCCGCAACGGAAGTCGTAGAACGTATGAAGGAGTTGAGTCAGAACCTTGGATCTGCATTTGGCCGATTAATTAATGAGACCATGATTCCACTTGTATCTAAAATATTACAAGTGATGGATGACAGAGGCATTATTGATATGCCTTTGCGTGTAAATGGACTAGAGGTTAAGGTAGCACCAGTTGCCCCATTGGCTATGGCTCAGAACATGGAAGACGTAACCAACGTCATGCAGTTCGTGCAGATGGCTCAAGGCTTTGGCCCAGAGGGTCAAGCCACACCGAAGATGGGCGAGATTACAGACTACATTGCAGACAAACTAGGCATCCCATCAAAGTTGCGTAATGACTCAGCAGAGCGCCAATACAATCTCCAGCAGATTGCTCAACAGGCAGCTCAGGTTGCCGAGCAGAACCCAGAGGCTGTACCCGAAATGCTGAAAATGGCTGGAGGCTAATAGATGAATGTTGACGGATGGGCTGGCCTAGAAAGTGTAGTTACAGATATTCGCGATGTTGACCAATCAGTAGAAGACCTAAACAAATTATGCCTCCGAGTTCTCAGCTCAGAGGATGGCGAAAAACTAATGAAGTGGTTAAGAGCTACTTTGTTAGAGCAGCCAGTTGCCTTGCCTGGCGCTGATCCTAGTTATGCTTTTTATCGAGAAGGACAAAACAGCGTGATTCGGGATCTTGAAGCAAGGATTAATAAAGCGAGGAAAATGTAAACATGGAAACTACCGAAGCAGTCCAGCCCACAGAAGAAGGTGGCCTACTGGACTCAGTAACAACTGAGGACAGCCAAGGTACCGAGCAGCAAAACCCAGAATCAACACAGATATCTCATTTAGCAGAGCAAGAGGATGACACTCCGCTAGACAGGCCTGATTGGTGGCCTGAGAACTTTTGGAAGAAAGACGATGCTGCGCCCGATCTTGAGGGCATAGCAAAATCGTGGATGGACTTGCGTAAGCAGATATCGCAAGGCAAACACAAAGCTCCAGCAGATGGCAAATACGATGCATCTGCATTTGGTGCAATTCCAGAGAATGACCCAGTTCGTAGCCACGTTATGAGTTGGGCGCAAGAGAATGGGATATCGCAACTCGCTTTAGATAGTTTGGTTAGCAAGGTTGTTGGTATGGGGGCAGAGAAAGTAGAGTCTGTTACC